CTAAATGTGCAACCAGCCATTAATCAACGTACAACTCTGTCCACCAATCCATGGTTCATCGTGAATAAAACGAACGCTAACCCGACCTTCTCGCTGTAGTTGGGTACCTTGTCGAACCTGATACCCCTGTGCCTTCAAGCCACCGTCTGGGAATTTATTGACCTTCAATAAACGGGCCAAGCACGCATTAGCACTGCCCGTCACGGGATCCTCAACCAACTTATCCCATTCAACCAGAAACGCTCGCATTTCATAATCTGCTGGATCACCAGATGAATAGGCGCCATAAAGCGCCACGCCATCAACATCACAAGCAATTTGTAGCTTTTTAATCATGGTTTGATCCGGCGTCACAGCCAGGCAAGATTGAGCATTTGGCATACGCACCATAAGCCAGCGAATGCCCATATCAGCAACCATCAGCATCGTATCTGTTTCAATCACCGCAGGCTGAAAAGCGGCCATTAGCAGTTCCCTTCCCTCAACAGCCACCGTTCGAAACGTTACCGCAGGTGCCGCGAATGCCAGTGTTCCTTCAGGTAAGATATTGACCGCAATCACACCAATCCCGCATTCTTGCATAACAACCCCCGGCTGTTTGGTAACCAACCCAGCCTCCAATAATGCGTGGGCCGTACCTAGTGTCGGATGTCCAGCAAAGGGCAACTCTTTTTCGGGGGTAAAAATGCGCACCTGATAATCTGCAACCGGATTAGTGGGTTTAAAAACAAACGTCGTTTCCGAAAGGTTGGTCCAGCGAGCTAATGAAAGCATCTGAATTTCATTCAATCCCTCAGCCTCTAGGATCACCGCCAAGGGATTCCCCTGCAATGGCGAGGTGGTAAATACATCCACCTGTTTGTAGGCTCGTGGTATCACACCATCTCTTTTAAGCATTTACCATAATCCTCTATATACAAGGCTTGATGGTATCTCTATTAAATAATTTTATCACACAGAAAGATCTGGTCTGGCTGACAAGTTATAGCATTCCATCAAAGCAATGTGAGATTTTACGTAAAGCTAGAATATTCTTCATCACAGTTGAGATGGGCGCTATCAAACTACGTGGGGGCACTTCTTGACCCCCTTTAGTTTACGCAACCAACCAGTTTATCCAGAAAAAGAAGAACTAGCTAAAGTGTATCTTGGCGTAAATGGCATTTATGTATTACATCAGTCCACTGGACATCGTTACAAAATAGACGAATTCAATAGCCGATGGCTAAAGGCAATAAAACTGGCCGCAAATACATTTCCTGAATTGGATTTTAATTTCACGTTCTATGGCCTAAAGGCCAAGGGAATTTCCGACTTGGAAGGATCATTGGGGGAGAAGCTGGCTTATTTCGGACATGCAAATATTACGTAGACAGCGGGGTATGATAGAAAAGTAAATGTTGTTCCCGTAGTGGGTGGGCAGAATGTGGCGAAATGATATGGTGAAGCAATGGTGAAATGTGATTTCAGAAACAAAAAAACCGCCTCACGGCGGTTAACGACATACTCATACTACTTTGTTTTACTTAGATTTGTTTCCATGGTGCCCGAGGCGGGACTTGAACCCGCACAGCCATAAGCCGAGGGATTTTAAAAATTTGATGCTACCTTTTAAAATCAATAAGTTAAGTTGATTCAATAAGTTATAAATGCGTATGTTTAGCTATATTTTCGCAGGGTTTGTTTTTGCTGCCACTAAAATTCACTATTTATCACTCAATAACTAGCTTGTCGTAGGGGTTTAATGCGATGGCCGCATCCAAGTGGTTAGGGGCAAAATGTGCATATCTCATCGTCATTAAAATAGTGCTATGACCAAGAATTTGTTGCAGCACTAAAATGTTTCCGCCGCCCATCATAAAGTGACTGGCAAAGGTATGTCTGAGTACGTGTGTGCGTTGCCCTTTAGGCAACTCAATAGCCGCCCTTTTTAATGCATGTTTAAATGCATCATAGGATGGAGTGAATAAAGCGCCGCGATTTTTTGGTATACGTTTAAATAGTTTTTCAGATATCGGTACGGTTCTGTTCTTTTTGCCCTTAGTATTAATATAAGTCACACGACTAGGTAATATCTGCGACTGTTTCATATCCTGCGCTTCTCCCCACCTAGCACCTGTAGCCAAGCAGAGGCGAACGATAGTTCCCAAACTTTTATTTTCCGACTCATCACAGGAGACTAAAAGCCGCTTGATTTCATCTTGTGACAGAAAGGCCAGCTCTTGATCGCCCTCGCTAAATTGCCGGATACCATCAAGCGGGTTACTTCCCTCCCACTCGCCAAGGCGTTTTAATTCTGAAAATACAGCATGTAGGTATGATTGTTCACGGTTAACAGTGGCTTCTTTTACAATAGTGCGCCCTTTTGCTTGCCATTCGCCATTCAGCCGTCGTTCCCGATAAACAGCAAACATATTTTTATCGACATCTGCCGCTAAGGGTTCCCCTATTCGCTCACAAATAGCCAATAATTTAGTTTTACGGGACTCGCCAGAAGATAGGGTTTTACCGTGCATTTCATACCAGCGCTCAACTAATTCATTAAGCGTTACCGCACTGACACCTAGCTCCGTATCTTGCTTATTCACCATCATACGGCGTTCATATGAAAGCGCTTCGCCTTTAGTCGCAAACTGTTTACGTATCCGCTTACCGTCACGCCCATAAGGGAAACATTGACAAAGCCATTTACCGCTAGATAATCTACTTACAGCCATACATACAAGCTCCATGCTGTAACACTATTGAACGCTAGGGCTAACACACGTGTTTAGAAAATTAACACCAAAATCAGTTATTGTTAAAGCCTTACGCTCAATCTTTAATCTAGGCACATCACCAGAGTCAGAATTATTTAAAAACTTAATCTCAGGTAAATCCTCAATATCGTAGTAATGACTTGAATCAACATATTCTGACATTATAGGAATAGCGCACAGTCCTAACCTACATATATTGTCAATATAGCTCGATGTGTTTTCCGTAACCTCAACTTCAGAGTTAACACCTAAAAGTGAAAAATTCCGTCTATATATCATAATACCACCAGTATCAGTTCTTAATTTCACATCAATTATTGGCAAAATACTATTAACTGAAATGTATCTCAATAACTTGGCTTCATCTGACGTTAATTGTTTAATGATATCAACGAATGAAGGATGTGTATAATTTGCAGTATCTTTATTCATTGAGGAAGCTAATAAATTTGCATAAAGATCACTTAAGCTCTCATCATGACCTATATATTTTAAGGCATCTAAAGCTGGCCCTGCCACATTAGGTTTTGGTGAAATTAAATTTTCAGGTGGTACATCCTTTAATTTTTCTGCTACTTTAATAGAAATAAAGTCTTTGATTTTATCATATCCCCAGACCATGGCACTCACCGGTGCTAATACGATATGTATTGTTTTAGCCACCGTCTGTAGTGCTGTGCCAACCTCCTGAGCTGCTGGTTGCAGAACATCCTGATATACTGGGACAGCTTTAACAATACCAGCCACTGCATCTGCGGCATCCCTAATTTTATTTTCTTCGCTCATGATAGCTCCCAGATATTTTTTGTATTATTTAGTTAGTTCTTGGTGATATATTTAAAAAATTCATTAAGGCCAGCTCCGCCCTGATCATTATAATAAAGCTGCTTATATTCTTTAGATGTCTCATCATGCCCGTATTCATCTGACATAGTGAGTTCAGAAAAATCAGTTATGGGTATAAATTTCTGAATATCGTTTAATGCTTGGACGCGAGTCTTTGTAATAGTCACTTTATCTGCACTCAGATAATCATCTTTACTATAAATTTTAGGTATGGCAGTTACAGTGACTTTATCTACATCTGTATGGATAAAACTACGATATATACCATATATCGCCGCTCTTTCTGTTTGTTCAGAAATCACTTTTTTTAGATCATTCGGAAATACTTCTGGAGATAATTGGATATGAAGAGGTTTTTTTGAAATTACTTTAAAAGTGCCATTGTCAGTAGAAAAATCATTAAACTGTTGAATCATATCTGGAACAGATGAAAATTTTGTAGGGCCGTCTGCATAGACCGCACTGGAAAAAATCAACGTGAATGCAATCAGCAATCTATTTATTAGCTTCATTGTAAACAACCTCCTTATTCGTAAAAATCATGTTTATTTACTAATTATTGTTAGCCAATTTATTCGGCTTTGATTGCGCGAACGCATCGCCAACCGCCTGTATATTTAGCTTTGCCGAGTCATCCATTGCTCGGTAATTCTCTACTAGTTTCAATTCTTCTGTAGAGATAGTGTCTGGAGGGGTTCGTTTTCCAGTCAATATGTACATGACGTCTAAACCATACTGAGCATTCAATAATGCGAGTGTGGCAGCATCAGGCACAGTTTCCCCTCTCTCGTATTTACCCCAAGTTCTAGTTGAAACACCGAAATTTGTCGCCATAGCCTCTTGGCTTTCACCCGTTTTTTCCCTTTCTTCACGCAGTCGCGCGCCAATTAGGAATAATAATTCCTCTTTTTTGTTTGACATAGGAACAATACTTCCTTAAATTGTGTTGTACAGGAACTTAGTGGATCACAATATACCATTATGAAACAAGTCGAACATGATCAGCGCTCGCGATTACCGAAAGGGATCGCCTCAAAAAATCCTACCCCGATGCGTTTGTCTGATGATGAACGCTCAGAATTAGAAGCACTTGCAGCAAAAGAAAGTCGTTCAATTTCCAGTATGGCCCGCCTGGTTTACTTGCGCGGCATCGCGGCTATTCAGGCTGATTGATAAGGGGAAATTATGGGTAATGTCACCATCAACATCACCGTACCCACTGGTTATGTCTCTCTGAAAGAGTATGCAGTAATGACAGGCATTCCTTTTGCTACCTGCCGAGGGATGGTGCGTGATGGCCGGATTATTATTCGTCCGAAAATTAAAGCCGGTGACAAAGTTGAAGTTAATTTGGTCGCTATGTTGAAAGATGCCATAGCCAATAGTTAGGGGAAAATACAATGTACGCCTTAACCATTATTAGCCGCCATTCATCAGCCTATCGTGGCTTTATTATTACTCACCGACCAAGAACAGCGATTAATCCCATTGCTCGCTATGAAGTGCTGTTAGGTGAACAGTCTTTCGGTTTACATGATGCTCAAGCAATCGCAACAGGATTTATCGATCAGTTGCATAGCGAACGTGAGACAGGAGCCGCAGCATGAAATCACCTTGCCTACAAATAGCTAACGCCATACTGCGAACTCATATAACCGATATGGGCCACTTAGCTCACCATACGATAGAGAAAAATGGCGTTCTATCCCTTAAAACAAATCTTCATGCCCGTGAGAAAAAAGCCATCGCCAGTAATACCCTTGCAGGTTTGAGCATGATTACGGCCATTGCCTGGCAATTAGGTGAGAATAATTTAGCCACTTTTCATCAATTGAATATAGCAACGCAGGAATTCCGTGAATCCGGTGTTATTCCTCAGCCATTTAATGATGAGGTACCAACATGCCAGGACAGCTAATTGAATTGACTGGCGGTGCATTGGTTGTATTGGCATTACTGGTCTGGATTGGGGTTTTATCTGTCCGCGCCGTGATCCGCGATCACCGCAACCGTAGCAATATCAAGAAAGAGGTAGAGCGCAAAGCGCGTCAGTAGGTTTAACCCGCATTAATTGTTCTCACGTGAGGTGCGAATGATGGAGCAAGCGAATATAGATACATCACCACTTTCAATGCAGGAATGGAACCAGAAAGTAGGCTTACGGCATTTAGCCCGCATAAAGGAACTGTTTAAAAAAGATCCAGATGAAGAGTTTGAGCGATGTTTGGAGTCATTAAGCAGGGGTAAGACCAAAGGTATTATTTATTATGCCGCTGGGATAAAGAAAGACAGCCACGAAAGAAAATTTCGTGAATTGGAATATCACGAGAGAAACGCAGTACGTAAAGCGGCTTTGGATTTATGGGTTGATTTAAATTCAATTCCAAAAGACTTGTTATAAAGAAATAACGTTTTAGCGGGTTATCAAATATGGCGCATTTACCGCGTCGGGATTCCTATTATCTAAAATTAAGGATTTGAATATGCCGAGTAAGAAAATTAAAAATGCTGATTTACTCAATGATGCCTTGATAAGTGAGCGCAGGAAACAAGCAATACTGACCTCTGAGCTTCTGGAAAGTCTGGCTAATGTCATTATTGCCCGTGGTTTATGTGTTAAAGAATCGGTGGAATTACTGCGCCAAGAGTCCGATAAAATCCAAAATAAAATAAATGAGTAAGCGGCTGATGAAAATAAATCGCTCACCGCTGAAATGGGCCGGTTCAAAGGCCCGTATTATGCCAATCTTACTTCAACATTTGCCAACCGGTAAACGGTTGGTTGAGCCGTTTGCTGGCTCCTGCTCTGTGATGCTAAATACGGATTATGATGAGTATTTGATTACTGATATTAATAGTGATCTGATTAATTTCTATGAAATAGCCAAAAGAGAAACGAGCGAGTTAATCAATGTAGCGTCCTCACTGTTTCTTACGGCTAATTCCCACGAACAATATTATATTTTCCGCAAAATATTTAATGCACAAAATCATGATGATATATCCAGAGCGGCAATATTCCTTTACCTAAATCGTCACTGTTTTAATGGTATTTGTCGCTATAACCAACAAGGGCAATTTAACGTTCCTTATGGTAAATACAAAGCGCCCTATTTCCCCGAAGCTGAGATCCGTTTTTTTGCCGAGAAAGCCAAGAAAGCCACATTCCTGTGTTGCGACTTTTCCGAAGCACTGGAAATGACCGTTGCCGGTGATGTGATTTATTGCGATCCACCTTATATCCCAGTATCCAGCACCGCTGACTTTACCCACTATCACACCGAGGGTTTTAACGCTGATCAGCAATTTCGTTTAGCCCGCCTACTGGCAAGGGCCGGTGAAAATGGTTGTCACGTTGTTGCCTCCAATAGCGATACCCCTATCACCCGCGATCTCTATAGCCGCTACACCCTCCACTCTATTACGGCTCCGCGCTCTATCAGTTGTAAAAGTGATGGCAGAAAAAGCATCGGGGAGATTATTGCGACAATTCCGGCACAATTAAATGACTGAACATTCCCGTGGCCGTATCACGCCCACATCACCGTTACCTTATCCGGGCAACGGTGATGTTTCTATTGAATGGGAACACTCGTGGAATGCCCCGCGTCCGGCGATTGGTGGTTATCAGCCTTTAGCGCCGGTTGCTGTAGTGGCAAAACCTAAATCACACCCGCTGGTTATCCGTTACGTAAAACGTTTGAATGCGTTGGGTTATACCGAACTACGGGAGCCTAACCAAACCTTACTAAAAATGTGGAGAGAACGCGCTGAGCTGGAGCGCGAGATCTATTTACGTGATAAGCAACAATGGGCGAATTCAGCAGAGGGCATAGAAGCTCGTATTGATGAGCAGCCTATTTTTATTAAGTCTCATTTTCAAAATAAAATTAGATGGTTACGTGAAAATCATGGCGATAAACATACCAATGCATTCTTAACCGGAACCGGCAAGAGTGCATTGTTACGTCTGGATGCCGTGCGCCAATACCAAGGCGTTAGCCAAGGTCACGTTTCTGAGCTAATGGCTTATTTTCAGGGCATCTATAGCCATCTTGCCGAGTTGAGCAAACGCCGGGTTAAGTCGCTGGCAAATGATATTGCTGGCCGTATTAATGAAATGTTCTGCACTGAGGTATCCACACCCACAGAAGAAACTCGCACTTTATCTGATGCCGAGTTATTGACCATTTATCGCAATATTGCGCTCGAAGTGTGGTCTTTACGGGTCAGGCCGTCGCACTGGCGCGAGTTGGGGCCGAAGCCCGGCCAGCCAGATAAGCCTGTTGATCGCACAATCTATCACTCTGCTATTGCCCGGCTGATTAATGCGGATTGGTGGGAGCGTAAATTGTGGCGGCTGCGTAATGACTGGCGAGAAAGTCAGTTGCGCGCTGCTGGCTTGATCCATAAGCGTGCCGCACCCTATGTCAGTAAAGAGGCATTGGCCGACTGGATAGAGCAAAAACGCCGCAACCGTGAATTCTTCAAGCAACATGAATTAGTTGATAACGAGGGTAACACCGTTTCTTTAGAAGCGATGGTGGATGCCAGTATCAGCAATCCGACGATACGCCGCCATGAATTAATGGCACGCATGAAAGGGATCGAACTGGTTGCACAGTCGCGTGGTGATGTTGGGGTGTTTTACACCATCACTTGCCCGTCTAAATACCACGCCAACAACCAAAGCGGCCACGCTAACCCGAAGTGGAATCACACCACGCCACCACAGGCGCAAGCTTATCTCACCAAGTTATGGAGCAACATTACCTCCAAATTGGGCAGGGAAAATCTGCGTGTTTACGGTTTCCGTGTCGCTGAGCCGCATCATGACAGTACACCGCACTGGCACTTACTGTTGTTCATGAAACCGCAAGAGTGCCACGCTATCACTGAGATTATGCGCGCCTATGCTGTCAAAACTGATCGCGCCGAATTAGGTAAGCGAACCAGCGCCCGGTTTACCACTAAACGGCTGGATCCGAAGAAAGGTAGCGCCACCGCCTATATCGCTAAATACATCAGTAAAAATATTGATGGTTACGCGCTGGACGGCGAGCTAGACCATGAAACCGGCAAGCCACTGAAAGAAACGGCCCGCTTTGCTATGGCTTGGGCGTCACGTCACCGTATCCGTCAATATCAGCCAATAGGTACACCGCCGGTGACTGTCTGGCGAGAATTGCGCAAGTTGAGCAATCAACTGGTCACTACACTCAAGATTTCCGGCACCTATCAGCGCGGCAAGCCACTACTGATTGATCCGGCAATGGATGCGGTCACCGCCGCCGCCGATGCTGGCTGCTTTGCTACCTACATCATGAAGCAAGGCGGCGTCCTAATTCCGCGCGATGATTACACCGTGCGCATTGCCTACCAGGACAACGAGCAGCCTAACGCCTACGGCGAAACTACCGAAAAGATTTTTGGCGTCTATTCCCCACGCCTAGGGGAAGAGTCCCGAATTTGTACCCGCTTAAAAAGTTGGAAAATTGTTGCCTGCCAAAAGGCGAAACCCGCCGTTGCCGTGGGGGTTGATGTTTTTCAGGACGGCCCCGCCGTCCCTTGGAGTTCTGTCAATAACTCTCCGGTAGAGCAAAAAACACGCGAACCGGGCGAGGCTATAGACAGAACATTAGAAGAAAAAGTAATCGATTTCACCACGATCACTGATGCAGAACGTCGAGCCTTGCTCCGCAGGGTGAAAAAAGAGCCGCCGACAGTCATTAAAACCAACGCATTAACGCCAGCCGAGGGATCCGCACGCAAGGCATCAGCCGAAAAAGCCACCCAGCGGCAAGAAAAAACCGCACAACTGGCACCCGTGGCAACAAAAATTCGTGATTTTGCGGAGTCAATCGGGCTTTCCATCAGCATACAGCAAGCGCAATCACTGGCTTGCGGGGCAACGTTGACTATCGGCGGCCAGAACTGGCGGGCAAGAGAAGACTGTTGTTTGTACCAATGCCAGCCAACCACCGCCCAGCGGGTATTTAGCGTAATGAGCCGAGTGGCGAAATTACGAGAGGGGATAAAGCATGAAAGTCACCAGCATTAATTACACCGATACCATTTGTATATTGTCAGCCGACGAACAGCGAGTGGCTCAAATGCTTGGCGATGTGTGGAATCAATATTTACAGCTTCCGATTGAACATCCTTGTGAGCGTGATGAGTTCTGCCGAGCCATTCACGATTGTCAGAAAATCATATTGGCCCGCCCGGCAATTCGTGGGCTGGCGGAAAAAGGTCAGGGATATAAAAAATGACGACAGCAAGTGACCGTAAACGCGCCCAACGCCAGCGTGATAAAGAATTAGGCATAACTACACTTACCCTGCGTTTAGATGCACAGGAATTGGCTATGGTGCTGGAGGGATGCGAACAGCGCCGCATTGCTCGTCAACCTTATGAGGTGACCGAGTATTTAGCCAGCCTGATCCGCCAGGATAATAAGTTACTGCATAAGCAACTTGCCGAATTGAAGAAAAGTAGCTGTAAACGGTGCGGGGATACGCTGCCAGGTGATAAGGCTGGTTGTTGCTTGCAGGGGGATGCGGAGTGTTGGCAGACGTTGGGGTATAGGCGGTTGATGTTGGATATACTCCACTTATCCAATTGATAAATATAAAAATAGTCTCGATAAAGTTTGCAATTGACGTCGATATGACAGTCAGTACCCATCGAACCCAAAATCAAAACATAAGACTGAATGCGGACTAAGGCCTTATCTAACAACATCAATGTATGAAGAGATAAAAGTGGCTAACTGGATTTATGATTTGGTTGGAAATACGGCGTGAATTTGCTATTTTTCGATCAATACAAAGTGCACTGCGACTATAGCAATCAGATTTTTGTTTTTTTCTACAGGCGCATGTTTAAGACCAGTCTAGTAACTCATCGTTTGGTTAATCTGATGAAGTTGCTAGGATAAGAGTGAACATTTTGTTAACAATTGAGAGGCAACAAATGGATAATAGCAAGATTATTAATAGCGTTATTGACTCTAAACTTGTTGAGAATACATACAACGATGCGCTTTCTCCAGGACTTAAAGAACTGGGTAAGGTTGGCGCGGATTTAGTCAAAACAGCTCGACTTTTGCTTGCACCATTACAGATTGCTGCAACCTTTCAGGATCGTCTGGAACGTTTATTACGTGAAATGAATGTACGCATTCCTGAATCTCGAAGAATCGAAGTAGCTCCTGAGATTTCTGGTCCAGCCATTGAATCTATGCGTTTTATAAAAGAATCTAGTCCTCTATGGGATTTATTCAAAGAGGTATTATTTAAATCTGCCGACCAAAAGTATGTAGAGCTTGTTCATCCATCATTTGTGCAAATAATTAAACAATTGACCAGCGATGAGGCTTTGTTGCTTCTTAAATTGGATGTTGAACCTTTTCATCAGGTATATACACAGGATCTAAATTTACAAGAAAATAGGCTTGAGAATAGAGTAATTGAAAGTTCGACTATACCGTTAGACGATTTATTATCTCCGGAATCTATGGGGATATATTATTCTCATCTTGAATCACTCTCTTTAGTAACATGGCCCGTTACAAAACAAGATCCAATTTTTGTGAATGGAGTTCAGACCGGTATTCGTTGTTTTAGTGAAATTCACCTTACTGATTTTGGCAAGTTGTTTGTTTCAGCCTGTATTCCATCTACAGATAGTTGATCTGTTCCCTGTTGATTAACATATTGTGATTTGAGTAATGTCCCTAGTTTGGCATAAAAACCAATGTCAGACTAGCTTTGGCTCAGTTCAACAAGAGCCTCAATTCAAGTATTAGTCAGTACATTCAAAACTCTTCTAATAAACTTCGTAATTTAACCCTATTGTATAACTATCATTTGATAGTTTTGTTCTGCAAATTTTCTTTATTCCTAATTCCTTTGCAATTGATAATAAACACTTAACTTGATAATTAGGCATTTTTTCACCAATACAAAGTAATTCAATATGCTCAGGGTTGTACTTGAAAAGCCTGTTCCCCTCCATTGAAATATATCTAACTTCTTGCTCATACTCCCAGTCTTTATTTTTAGATGAAGTTAACTTACCAATATGTTTAAACACCTTAAGTTCATTTTTTTCGACATAAAGCTGGTTAGATAACTCAACTAAATTAACAACCGGATAATCATTTATATAATCTATTTCATATGGCCCCGAAATCATTTCTTTTTTTAGTTCACTATTTACATCACAGAAAATGTCATCTCTAAATTTCAATGCAAACCCACGAAGGCCATTACCGTAATGTCCCCACATAAGCCTACTTGTTAAAGGGCTTAGCAAGTCGTTAGATTGATTTCCATCAGAAACAAAGCAGCAAGCTCCGCCATTTGTGTAGCGCTCAACAACAGTATTAAAGGCATGCCTAGCTATCCTAAGAATTTCATTCTTAAGTATTTCACCTTTATTCAGTATCATTATTTCTGTGAGTGCATCTAATGTCTCATTAGAGTTTTTTAAATTCAGAAACCTATTCAACCCTCCTGATGAATTCATAACTTTAATCAATTTAACCATATTAGAATCTGTCAGCTCTCCATCTATTATTTTAACCTGTCCCTCAAATGGATCATTGAAATCACAGACCTTTGAGAACCAGAGGGAAGAATTATATAAGGAGGATAGAGAGTTATCATTTAAAGAGAAGAATTTATATAGCATTCCGCCGTCTCAGCCTTTACCTATTGAATTTCTTCTACATGCTACACAAGAATGAAGATGAATCACACAATGGCGATGTTTTTTTAAGATTAAAGAAATTTGGGCTACTTCCTTTAAGCAGTGTAGCTCATGAGCATGTAGACGTAAAACTATAAGAAACTGATGCTAGACACCCTATAGCGCGGGTGCTGATAGTGTACCACGACAATATTAGATAAGATATAAAAATGAATAGATATGCGATAGTTTGAATAAAATAAAGATGTCACTCAATTTACCCTCAAAATCACCCTACACAAAAGCGCCTCCACGCCACACAGAGAGGCGCTTTTTTATTCCTCCTCCGATGATACACATTTTATGTCGAAAAGGCAGGGTTGAGCACATGCGTATACAGGGTGATTTATGCCACATATGAGGATGCGTGACACCACCGACCACACCCCGCTGCGCGTGCCCCCCCGCCCCCACGCTGCAATGACTAAATATTCACTTTTTATGCACTTAGAAAGAGACTGAAAACCCAGCATTGGCGCGGTCTGGATAGTGATTAGGGAGTGAATAGAATCATGCGGATTATTGCGCTTTGAACTTGCAGATATGTTGAGGTTAGTTTACTAAACAATTTGAGCAATTATCACTGAATTTTGCGGCGGCCGTTGCGGCTTGCTCTTTTAAAATCGTGACATGGCACAGAAATAAAATCAAGAGCCTTGTGACGTGTCACAAGCAATTAATTTTTAGTTATTGTGACTGACACAATTCGTCGTTGCTGAAATAAAAAGGCCGCTAATTGAATTTTTCATGTGCATATAAATGCAAAAACCGCCAAAAGGCGGTTAGCATATGCATAAAGTGGATTTATTCTTGTTTGGCGAGTAACTCATAAGGTTTAAATCTGATAACTTCCTCTCCCACCCAATTATTTAATTCCATTAGCCGTTCTTGTAATGGTGCTAATTCATTGATGGCAAATACCCGCGCGGCTTTTTCCACATCACCAAAACCGCCGGTATTATTCGGTAGGATCCCCATCAATTGAGGCGGCACTCGCTGCATAGCAAGCTGATCGTCGCGAGTGGTGTTCTTAATGTTCATAAATTCATCTTTGGCGGCCACTTCTGCCAGCGGGATCACTTGGATACCGTCCTTTTTACCCGCTGGGGCATACATAAACAAATTGCGGAAGTTGCCCGGCCCTTTGGACTCTTTCAATGCCTTGCGTAAGGCGTCGATATCCTCCTGCTTATGGGCGGCATCATTCATATACAGGATAAATCCGGCGTGACTGCCATTGAGATAGTATTTACGGCGAAATAGTGTCGCGGCTTCATTGAGCCAGGTCGAGTTTAACGAGGCGAGATATTCAGGAACGCCGTAGATCTCCTGATTAATATCCGGGTCGAGCAGATGAAAAACGCTATTGGCTTCAAACGGGTGCGGGTTCGCATAGGATGAGACATACCAATATGTGTCCGTTTCCACCCCCCGGCGGGTGTATTTGGCTGGGCTGGGTACCAGTTTCATTATGCCGCCCAACCGGTTATAACGGGCCTCTAAAAATGAGTTGGCGAACACCAAAAAATCCAGCGCATAACGGCTAAAATCCTGCTTGGATAGCAGCCGGTGCGGCTCAAACAAGCTAACCAATACATTACGTTTCATGTAGATAGGTGAGCTATGATGTACCGCCGCGCGAAAGGATTTCGCCAGCCCATTAAAGGACACCGGTGGCTCATACCAACGATCCATAACCGCACATTCCAGATAATCCAGAATATCGCGCCTGTCCATCATCGGGATCGGGTCGTCAAAAGTAAACGCTTCGGCTTGTGGTGCGGTACTTTTTACCATTGCCGCAGTATTACGTTTATTTCGCTGTTTACGACTCATAGTGCGGCCCCTTGATTAACTGCCCGCGTCGGCCATTGGCACATGTAAAGCATGGCAAATTCGAGTTCGCTCATTTCTCCCCTGAGTCTGACAATATCTTCCGGGCTGTATAAGCATCCGTTACCGGCGATATCTTCAATGGTGACAATTTGGCTCCATTGGCGATCGTTCTCTAGCGCTTGTTGCCAAAGTGTAAACGCAGCGACGCTAGGGGATGGCGTCGTATAGTACGTGCGGCGGTGGCGCTTATGCATGGATATACCATCGGCCACTTTTAATAATCTGTCTGGATTATCCGCCCAGGCGTATTCACTCACATAGACATTGCCGGAATATCCCGCAGCAAGTGATTTTTCATTAAGAAAGCTGATCTGCGCACCGTTATTCAAGCGTATAAAGTTCACTTCATTGAACTCATCCCTACAAGAATCTGTCACGGCAAGTTTACCTACAGCCATCCAGGTAAGGATATATTGCCACGCTGCACTCTCAGTCTCTTCCCCTGCGCTAAAATAGATTTGGTCACGGCCAGTCTCCAGGGCATCAATCAATCCCTCAAGAGCAAAGAACAGATCCGCCCCCGCCAGCCGAGTTTTAGTGATATTCCGTGTGCGATTATCAATGCCAGCCTTATACCATTCGCGCTGATGATTAAAGGCCCACATATGCATCCAGTATTTTAGGTGCTCAGTATTAGTTTCATCAAAACAAGCATATTTCATTAATAGATCTCCATCACACTGGTGTTATTGCTGTTAATGCCTTCAAGAGGCTCATGGAATAAGGCGTGCATAATGGCCCACGCCACATCACCGTGACTGACGTCTTTGGAGCGGTCAGTCACAAAGGTGGCGTTGCGGCCGCTGGCGGTCATGGTTTTACGGATAGACATAAACGCAGTGGCGATATCAATGCAGCCCGCGTCAAACTCCAGGCGGCCGCCTTGAATGATATTTTTTGCTTTATAAATCAGGTCGGCTTTCATTTCTAAGCTGTAGTGAATGGCGTTAACTGCCGGGAAGAATTGCCGCACTAATTGCGTAACGGAACGGCCCAGCCCGGTATCATCAATACCGATGTAAGTGACGTTATAGCGCTCGGTGATCTTTTTGATATTGCTGGCCTGGTCAGCAAAATCCATGCCTTTCCACTGGTGGCGCTCTAACACCCTGAATTTACCGCCCGCCACCACTGGCGGGGCTATGACGGCACAACCGGCACTGTCGCCGGTGCTGGCCGGGTCGTAACCAATCCACACCGGCCGGTCACCAAACGGGCGCAGTGCCAGTAATTTAACGTCTGACCATTTTTCCCAGCTATCCACCATGCAACGCTGCATTTCGGCCAGCTTGAAGGTGGAGGCGTTATCGTCAATAAAGCCGCACATAAACAGGTTTTCAAAATCTTCATCACTGTTTTCATTGCGTAATTCATCAATATCAAACAGGTCACAACCCCCTTTCAGGGCATCTTCAATGGTGACAATCTGGCGGTACTGCTTATCCTCACACAACCGTCCAGCGGCCAGCCGTGGGTAACTGACGTCAATTTCAATGCGCTTATCTTTAGCCTTTCCCTTGTTAAATAAGGTGCCAGCCCAGAACGGGTAAGCCTCATGTGACGTGCTGGATGGCGTAGAAAAATAGGTGGAGCGGTATCTTTTTTGCGAGGCCATGCCCGATGCAGCGCGGCGCAGCTTCTGAAAGCCGGGGATCCAAAAATATTCATCCAGATAAAGATTGCCGGGACGGCCCTGCGCGGTGCTGGCATTGGTGCCGAGAAAGTGCATTTCCGCGCCATTGGGTAAAATAATTACCTCACCGCGCAAATCAACATCCACCTGGCGCGCCGCGGCAACAATATAGTTTTTGAACTGGTGCGCCTGCGCTTTGGAGGCCGAAACAAACATTTGGTTGCGGCCGGTGTCGAGCGCATCCAACAGAGCTTCCCATGAGAAAAAGTAGGTTGCTCCTATCTGGCGGGATTTGAGCAAATTACGGATACGAAAATCAGGTGACAAACCAGCTTCATACCAGTTGCGCTGATAACCGAACATAGATTCATTGAAAATATCTTTCAGTTTGGCAATCTGCGCCTCGCTGAATACATTTTTTTGCGCGGCTTTACGCGTGCCACTGTTGCGGTTTTCAATATTGGGATTAAGGACGGCCTCGTTACCACCATCATTGTATTTACCAATGCGGGCGTGACGCTCAGCCTGTCGGCCCAGCAAATCAATCTCTTTGTAGTCTTTGGCTTCCTTGACAGGCTTCATTATCAGGCGGCAATATTCCGCCGCCGTGGTCAGTTGCATCTGATCCAGCGGCCCGTAAGCGTCCCACTTGTCGCGGCGCTTCCAACTGTGTACCGTGACCGCTTTCTCACCGATCATTTCCGCAATTCGGGCGATGCGCAGCCCTTGCCAATACAGATACATGGCTTGACGGCGGGGATCTAAATCGGCATTGATAGAAGAGATTTCCATGTGAAATAGCCTGTTTTATTGCTCAATTACCGCAAGGCTACCTATCCACACCCTCTCCCTCCCGCATTACACCTTGTGCCAGCCATAGCACAAGAGCGCCTGATTGTTCCGTTGGTCGCTGGTCGCCAACATAGGTCACTACTATCGAATCAGACCGGGATCAATCACATGCCAATATCCAAGTTTTTCCGTGCCGTCGTTGAGGGGGCAACCAGTGATGGCCGCCATGTGCCACGCGCACACATTATTGAAATGGCTGAAAGCTACAACCCGGCATTTCGTGGTTCGCGCGCCAATCTGGAACACATCAAGAGTGTGTTGCCTGATAGCCAGTTCCGCGCTTATGGCGATATCACGGCGGCCAAGTATGAGGAAATCGCAGACGGGCCACTGAAAGGTAAATTAGCGCTGCTTGTTCAGGTCGATGCCACCGACGATCTGGTAAAACTGCGTCAGGCGCGGCAAAAGGTTTATTCCAGCATTGAATATATTGAGAAGTTTGCTGATACCGGCAAAGCCTATTTGACCGGCATCGGTTTTACCGATGTTCCCGCCTCATTAGGCGCTGAAATGCTGACATTCTGCGCGCAGAGCGAGCATAGCCCGCTGGCATCACGCAAAAGCCAGTCGGACGCCATTTTTACCGAAGCCACCGAAATTAATCTGGAATTTGAAGCCGAGCAGGAACCCAAAACCAACCTGCTAACCACTATCAAAACCATGTTCACCAAAAAACAGACCGGTGATGATGCGCAGTTCAACGATGTGCATCAGGCGGTTGAGTTGGTTGCGCAGCAAGTTGAGGGGAAATTTAGCGCCCTTACCGCCTTGGAACAGAAATTTACCGACCTCAAAGCGGCCAGCGATGCGACAAATCAAGAGCTTGCCACGTTAAAAACCACGCTCAGCAATACAGATCGCAGTTTCTCCCAGCGCGAACCATCAACCGGCAATGACAGCGCCATTCTGACGGATTGCTAAGTCAGCCCGCTTGCTACGTTAAGGATTTAATTTCACATGAAAAAAACGACCCGATTTCAGTACAACCAGTTTTTACAGCAAGTTGCCCGATTGAATAATTTGGACAGCAAAGAGGATATCAGCGCGAAATTTACCGTTGAGCCATCCATTGCGCAAAAACTGGAAACAAAACAGCAGGAAAGCAGCGCTTTTCTGTTAAAAATTAACATGTACCCGGTGGATGAGAAAGAGGGTGAAAAGGTCGGTTTGGGTATCGAACGCCCGATTGCCAGTACCACCGATACCAGCCTGAAAGAACGTGAAGCCTCTGATCCGAGCGGCTTAGATGGCACTCGCTACAATTGCACCCAAACCAACTTTGACACCGCATTGCCTTATCAGAAGTTAGACATGTGGTCTAAGTTTCCCGATTTCCAGACCCGTATTCGTGATGCCATTGTGAAGCGTCAGGCGCTTGATCGCATCATGATCGGTTTTAACGGTACGCATCGCGCGAAAACCTCTGATCACACCGTCAATATGCTCTTGCAAGACGTCAATATCGGTTGGCTGCAAAGTATTCGAGACAATGCACCCAGCCAGGTGATGGATAAAGTGGTTGATGAGCAGGGTGCTGTTATCTCGCCGAAAATCCGCATCGGCAAAGGCGGCGACTTCCATAATCTGGATGCGCTGGTGATGGCGGCCACTGATGAGATGATCCAACCGTGGTTCCAAGAGGATACCGAACTGGTCGCCATTGTGGGCCGTCAGTTACTGGCAGATAAATACTTTCCGATCGTCAATAAAGAACAGCCGAACACCGAAGCATTGGCGGCCGATTTAATTATCAGCCAGAAACGTGTTGGCGGTCAGCCCGCCGTGCGCGCACCGTCTTTCCCGGCGAATGCCATCTTGATCACTCGCTTGGATAACTTGTCTATCTACTGGCAAGACGGCACCCGCCGCCGTTCAATCATCGACAATCCAAAGCGGGATCGCATTGAAAACTATGAGTCGGTCAATGAAGCCTATGTGGTTGAGGATTTTGGCTGCGTGGCATTCATTGAAAACATTGAATTCGGTGATTTCTCCGTCCCAGCAGAAGGTTAATCCATTATGAGCAACCCCGTTCGCCGTCACCGGTTATTTGTGGCGGCTCAACAATCGGATTCACTGAGCGAGGCGGCCACACTGAGCCACGCCAGCAACTACGAACTGTTGTTGTTCAAGCTGCAACAGGATATGGCCCAATTGGGCCGTATTGAGTCGATAGCCCGCAAGGCCGAGGTCAAACAAGGCATGTTACCGACTTATCAGCCGTGGGTGGCGGGGGTGCTGGCGAAAGGGAGCGGTGAGCAGGATGACATTCTGATGCGCATGCTGATTTGGCATCTGGATGTCGGCGACATCACTCGCGGTTTAGATATTGCGGAGTACGCCATTAAGCATGATTTGGTCACGCCAGACAGCTTTAAGCGCACCACCGCATGTCTGATTGCCGAGGAAGTCGCCGCCATTGCACAGCGCACCTTGACCGACCAAAAGCCGCTAGATACCCCGCAGCTATTGCGTACCCAGCAAATTCTCACCGGTCAGGATATGCCGGATATGGTTTGCGCCCGTCTGCATAAGTTTGTCGGTTATGCCCTGCGTCAGGGCGGCGACAACGTTCTTGCGCTGGCAAATTTGAAAACGGCGCTGCAACTGGATGATAACAGCGGTGTAAAAACCGATATCAAGAATCTTGAGAAGCTGATTAAAGCAGTCTCATAACCCTACGCCCCGGCGAGGGCGGCACGGTAGCCAAGTCAGGATATTTTTTACCCTAACAAGGCCACCGTCCACCGCCCGCTTATTTTGAGAGTCTCAGCATGGATATCGTTATTAACACCAATCAGACGCCAGATACGCCAGCACCGGTGGAGCCAGCCGAAGATATTGTTATTAAAAATGACGGTTTCTGGCCGGATATCGACTTAAAGCAGTACCGCGAAGAGTCGCGGCAAGACGGCACCATTACCCAGCCACGGGTTATGGAAGCGGCGCTGTTTGCCATCAATGAAGTGAATAACCGGCTGATGGTCTGGCGCTTAACCCAGCAAAAACAAGGTTATCTCTCGGCGGCTGATGTGCCAGCGGAAAAGCTGAACGATGAAAGCACCCGCATTCAGTTGTACCGCAGCGCGGTGTTTTGCCTGATGCAGGCCCGTTTGACTGATCGTTTTCGCGGTTTTGATACCACTGGCGCGGGAGGGAAGCGGGCCGATTCACTGGAGCCGACCATTGACAATTTACGCCGTGATGCTGCCTGGGCGATTAACGATATTCAGGCTATCAGCCGTATGACAGTGGAGCTGATTTAGTGCGCATTCTGGCGCAGCAGTACGACACTGTTGACGCGATGTGCTGGCGCTACTACGGCCGCACTGAGGGTGTGACAGAAAAAGTGTTGGCGGCTAATCCGGGGCTATCCGATATCGGGCCGTTTTTACCGCACGGTTATCCGGTGGAAATGCCCGAAGTGAGCACCGCAACCACCACGCAAACCCTGCAACTTTGGGACTAATTGCATAATTCCCCACAAGGGGGTAACGGACATGAAGATGCCAGAAAAAGATCCAAGTTGGATAGGTGCGGCACTGGCCTTTTATTCCGCCCATTCCACCATGATAAATGGCTTTTTTGTCGCCTTTATTGTGGCGTTTCGTCGTGTGGTATGGGGCGGTGGCAAGTTACGTGAAGGCATCGGCGAGGGCGTGGTGTGTGGGCTGGTCGGCGTCAATATAGGCCCGGTCATTTCCCCCATGCTGATCCGACTTATTGATGCTATTCCCTGGCTGAATGGTGCATTAACCGAAGTCGCCGCTGGGAAAGTAGAAATCTTTATTAGCTGCCTAATCGGGCTGATTGGCTTACAAGCCATTCGTGAACTGGTATTCAAAGTCATCAACAAAAAGGCGGGAACCACGGATGCAAAACAATAAATTCATTTTCGGTAAGGCCAGCGAGAGCAATCTGATCGGCGTGCATCCTGATTTGGTCAAAGTCGTGCGCCGCGCCCTAGAACTCACCCCCATTGATTTTAAAGTGATTGAGGGCCGCCGCACAATAGAGCGCCAGCGTGACCTAGTCAAAGCCGGTGCCAGCCAGACCCTAAACAGCCGCCATTTAACCGGCCATGCGGTCGATATCGTGCCGTTACCGGACGGTAAGATCAGTTGGGAATGGAGGTATTTTTACCCCATGGCTGACGCCATGAAACAGGCCGCCGCCGAGTTGGGGATCGCCGTGGAATGGGGCGGCAATTGGACAACCTTTAAAGACGGCCCGCATTTTCAATTGCCCGCTCGTCAATATCCGGGCTAATCCATGTCAATTATCAATACAGCCCCACTCGCCTGGACAGTCGCCGCCGTCTTATTGGTTGCCGGTAGTGTACAAACCTACCGTTTATCGGAGGCCCGCCAGGTGGTGATTGATATGCAAGCAGCCGAAACAGCCAGTAAAAACGGCCAGCTTATCGCCCTGGCACTGACCGCCAATGCCAACAATCAGGCACAGGCGCGGTTACGCCAACAGGTTGCTAATGCGGATCAGTTGCTGGCGCAACGCAGCAACCAGCTTAAGAGGTTATACCGTGAAAATGAAACGCTACGCCATTGGGCTGACACTCCCCTGCCTGATGATATTATCCGGTTGCGCCGACGGCCCGCCCTCACCGGGGCCGAAGATTACCGTCAATGGCTGTCCGACAGTCACGCCCTGCCTGTTTCCGGCGGCTAGCCCACAAACTAACGGTGATTTAAACGACGATATCGACCAATTAGAAGCGGCTTTGCACGCTTGTGCCGCGCAGATTGATACTGTTCTCATTTGCCAGCAAGAGGCCGCTTCCGATGCTAAAGCCTGACTCCTTGCGCGCCAATATCATGAAAGCCGTGCCGTACATCAAGAAAAACCCCGATTGCTTGCATTTGTTTATCGACAACGGGGCCATTATTGCCACACTGGCCCCGTCATTATCCTTTGAATATCAGTACACCTTAAATCTGGTGATTACGGATTATGCCGATAATTTGGATTTGATCATTGTCCCTATCCTGCATTGGTTGCGCACAAACCAGCCGGATATCATGGCAAACCCAGATAAACGGCCAGATGGTTTCACCTTTGAGGTGGATTATTTGGATAATAAGCTGCGAGATATCAGTATTGATCTCAAGCTCACCGAGCGAACTATCGTTAAAGAACAAGACGGGGTGTTAACCGTGACTCATTTGGATGAGCCAGTGCCACCGGAATATTTTGTCAACAGTTACAAAGTGAACGTTGACGGTAAAACCGTCGCGGAGTGGGCCGAGTGAGTGACCTGCACGAATTAGACCAAACATTATCAATCTTGCTAGCGCAATTATCCCCACAGGCGCGCGGCGCATTTATGCGTCAAGTCTCTAAAGAACTGCGCCAGCGTCAACAAAAGCACATTCAGGCACAACAAAATCCTGACGGATCTCCATTTGTGGCCCGCAAGAAAAAGCGCCGTGATAAACAAGGCCGCATCAAGCGTAAGATGTTTACCAAACTGCGCACCGCCCGTTTTATCAAGGCCGAATCCAGCGCCGATGAGGCCGCCGTCACCTTTAGCGGTACGGTCAATAATTTGGCCAGGGTGCACCACTACGGCTTGCGGGATAAAGTCACAAAGAACGGGCCAACAGTGAAATACGAGCGCCGCCAATTACTCGGCTTTACTGACAGTGATATCGAATGGATAGGCGATTTAGCGTTAGAGCATATCGCTAAATAGTCATTGTTATCTGTGTTGGCCGCCTTGGTTAAACGAAATAAAAATAAGCTGCAGTACAGATAGATGTGACGATGCTCCATGGTCTGCGATCCCTTTCCCTTGTGCCATCCCTCACACAAAAACCATCACATGCCCCGCGCGCCCGTAGGCGGCAAACTGACCGAATGAATATCCTTATTGCTGGCCTCAAGCGCCTCTTGGCTAACATTATCCGCATTGGCATCGTCTCAGACGTCGATCTTGCTAGCGGATTATGCCGAGTCAAAATCGGCAACCTTGAAACCGATTGGCTCAATTGGTTAACCCTGCGCGCCGGTCGGGTGTGTTTTTGGTCTGCCCCCTCCGTGGGTGAGCAAGTCATGGTGCTCAGTATCGGCGGTGAACTCACCACCGGCTTTGTGCTGCCCGCCATCTTTTCGGATGCCAATCCAGCCCCGTCACAATCGGCTGATGCCATCGTGATCACCTTTCCTGATGGTGCGCGTTTTGAGTACGAACCGGAAACCAGTCATTTAGCGGTAACCGGAATAAAGACTGCGGCAATCAATGCCAGTGAATCAATCAATGCCACCGCCCCCAATATTACCAATACCGCCTCAATAAAAATCACGCTGGATACCCCTATTGTGGAGTGCACCAAACATCTGACTACCTCCACCTTAGAAGTTAAACAAGGCGGCAAAATGAGCGGGAATATTGAGCATAGTGGCGGTAAGTTTTCATCTAATGGTGTGGTTGTCGATGAGCATGACCACGGGGCAGTGCAGCGCGGCGGGGATTATACGGCGGGGATTAAATGACAACTTATCAATATATCGGCATGGATTGCTATAGCGGTTTAGCCATCGGCGATATTGACCATATTCGCCAGTCAATCAGCGACATTCTGACTACGCCACAAGGCACGCGGGTAATGCGCCGTGATTATGGCTCGCTATTATCAACCTTAATCGACCAGCCTCAGAATCCCGCCTTACGGCTAAAAATGATGGCCGCTGTCTATGGTGCGGTGATGCGCTGGGAACCGCGCGTTACCCTAAACGCCATCAGTATTAGCACGCAGATTGACGGCAAAATGATCGTGGATTTAACCGGCAGCCGCACAGACAGCAATAACCGGTTAAGTCTGACCGTGCCGCTAGGGGGCCAATAATGCCGACTATCGACTTAAGCCAGTTACCGGCCCCGCTGGTGATTGAATCACTGGATTTTGAAAGCCTGTTTACCTTACGCAAAGAGGCATTTATCGCCTTATATCCAGCTGACCAACAAGACGCGGTGCGCCTAACATTATCATTTGAGTCGGAACCCATCGTGAAACTGTTGCAGGAAAGTACCTACCGTGAATTGCTGTTGCGCCAGCGTGTCAATGAGGGGGCGCAGGCGGTGATGGTGGCTCATGCGATGGGTAGCGATTTAGATCACCTCGGCGCGAATAATGGTATTGAGCGATTAACCATCACGCCAGCCAATCCAGATGCCATCCCGCCCACTGCCGCCGTGATGGAGTCTGACGACGATTTCCGGGTACGTATCCCGCAAGCCTTTGAGGGGTTGAGTGTGGCGGGGCCAACCGGCGCGTATGAATACCATGCACGTAGTGCTGACGGCCGCATCGCTGACGCCTCCGCAATCAGCCCGTCCCCCGCTTGCGTTACCGTCACCGTGCTATCCCGTGAGGGAAACGGTACGGCACCACAGGATTTATTGAATAAAGTCTTTGCCGCACTGAATGATGAGAATGTGCGGCCAGTTGCCGACCGATTGACGGTTAACGCCGCTGATATCGTGGAATACCAGATTGACGCCACGCTCTATTTTTACCCAGGGCCGGAAGCCGAGCCTATCCGCGCAGCATCAGAAGCCCAATTGCAAACCTATATCAGCACTCAGCGCCGATTAGGGCGCGATATTCGCCTTTCCGCTATTTATGCCGCACTGCATGTTGAGGGTGTGCAACGGGTCGAACTGGCCGCGCCGATGGTTGATGTGGTACTGGATAGGACGCAGGCCGCTTATTGTACCGGCTATACCTTGACGGTGGGCGGCTCTGATGAATAAACGCCTGTTACCCGTTGGCTCTACACCACTGGAAATTGCCGCCGCGCAAGCCTGTGCGCGCATGGCGGATATTGAGGTGCCATTACGCCAGCTATGGAATGCTGACACCTGCCCACTGGAATTATTGCCATATCTGGCGTGGGCCTGGTCAGTGGATCGCTGGGATGAGAATTGGCCGGAAGCGACAAAGCGCGCCGTCGTCAAAGCCTCTTACGTCGTGCATAAACGCAAAGGCACCATTGGCGCGATCCGCCGCGTAGTGGAGCCGCTCGGTTATCTGATCCGTGTGATTGAGTGGTGGAAAACCAACGAGGCACCCGGCACGTTTCGCCTGGATGTAGGTGTGCTGGAAACCGGTATTACCGAAGAAATGTATCAGGAATTAGAACGCCTGATTGAAGATGCCAAGCCATGTAGCCGCCATCTGATCGGCCTGTCAATTAATTTGGATGTAAATGGAATCATCCCCATCAGCGCCGCCAGTTATGACGGTGACGAAATGACCATTTACCCCTACCTACCCGAAACCATTACCGTCACCGGCCAGAATTACACTGGCGGTGTTGTGCATCTGATTGATGATATGAGAGTGAACCCATGACAGTGAAATATTTTGCGCTACTGACCAATTTGGGGGCGGCCAAGCTGGCAAATGCGGCCGCTCTCGGTACCCAATTACAAATTACGCAGATGGCAGTGGGTGACGGTGGCGGCGCGTTGCCCACACCTAGCCCGGCACAAACGCAGCTTATCAGTGAAAAACGCCGCGCCGCATTGAATTCATTAAGTATTGATGCGGCCAACAGTAGCCAGATTATCGCGGAACAGGTTATTCCGGAAACGGATGGCGGTTGGTGGATACGTGAAGTGGGTCTGTTTGATAAAGACGGCGTATTAATCGCCATTGCCAACTGCCCGGAAACCTATAAACCGCAATTGCAGGAGGGCAGTGGCCGCACGCAAACCGTGCGCATGGTGCTGATTGTGAGCAGTACTGAAGCGGTCACATTAAAAATCGATCCATCGGTGGTGCTGGCAACGCGTAAGTACGCCGATGACAAAGCAATTGAGGTTAAGCAATACGCCGATAATTTACTGGTTGAACATGAGAAATCACGTAACCACCCGGACGCCAGCAAAACCGAAAAAGGCTTTGTGAAATTAAGCAGCGCCACAACCAGCGATAGCGAAGTGCTGGCCGCTACACCAAAGGCCGTCAAGACGGTTTCCGAGGCGACAACCAAGGCACTGGATGACCACGGCAAAGCAGACAACCCCCATCAGCAATATTTACAGATGGCACAACTGACTGGCGTCATTGGTACTTCACGCAATGCAAAAATGAGCGTTACGGCGGCTTCATCTACAGCCACTTTCACGGCAGATGAATTAATCGTGCAAACGGCGTTAGGTGGGTTTCAGTACAAGCTAACTGGCTTCAACAAAACGATTAACCTGGCGACCACTGGCGCTGGCGGTATGGATACCGGCTCGGTGCCGGTTACTGGATTTGTCGCGCTGTATGCGATTTACAACCCATCCACTCAGGCGTCTGCATTGCTGGCTGTTAATACAACACCTGTGTTAGCTCCGGAGGTTTTGTACGGTATTATGCCGCCAGGATATACAGCCTCGGCATTGGTTAGCGTATGGAGAACAGCGAATAGTCAGTTTGTTATTGGGTACCAGGCGGATAGAAGAATAATTACGCCAGTTGTACCGGCAACAACATCAAATAGTTTGCCTGCAAATTATATTGCCATCGGTCTTGCTGCTATTGTTCCTGTTAATGCTAAATCGGTTAATGGTTGGGTAGGAATAACGACAACAGGCCCGGCAAACAATCAGATTTTTGTCGCATCATCAGCGACAGGGATTTATGAGCATTTGATCCAGTCGGCTCCGATAACAACATTAAATACGCCTCTACCAGAAATCCCCCTCATCACCCCACAGGCGTTTTATTATAAGGCGGCCTCAAACGGTGCGGTGTCTCTATTTGTTATTGATATAAACGGGTACACGTTCTAAGAGAGGAAATAATATGCATGTTCAATTTGCAGATGCGGCTGAATCAGTGATTATTGGTTGTTTCTACTGCCAACAAGATCCAATTTATTATGAATTTCTCGGGGAGGTTGAAGTAAACGATCCCCGCTATATCAGTTTTTATGAGTCAATCCCAGAAATGGGAAAAATAGGAATGGTGCCGCCAGTCTATCCTTAATATCATGCAGTGGTTGCTGCTACTATCGCGGTAGTAGCCGCCCTTTTCTTGTGCCACCTCTCACACAATCCCCACTAACTGCCCCGCGCGTGACAATCCGGCATCATAGCGAATGAACGCTTAACCGGAGAAAACGCATGTCTGCAACCGATTACCACCATGGTGTGCGCGTCATTGAAATTAGCGAAGGCACTCGCCCGATCCGCACTGTCAGTACGGCGGTGGTCGGGATGGTCTGTACCTCCGATGATGCTGACGCCACCGTATTTCCATTAAATACCCCGGTATTACTCACCGATGTGTTAGCCGCCAGTGGCAAGGCCGGTGAAACCGGCACATTAGCCCACTCATTGGATGCTATCGGCGACCAAACCAAACCCGTCACTATCGTTGTTCGTGTCGCTCAAGGCGAAACCGAAGCCGAAACCACGTCAAACATCATTGGTGGATCCACGCCAGATGGCCGCTACACCGGCATGAAAGCGCTGTTAGCCGCACAGGGCAAGTTTGACGTTAAACCCCGCATCTTAGGTGTACCCGGTCATGACACTAAAGCGGTAGCCACTGAACTGCTTTCTATCGCTCAAGATTTACGCGCCTTTGCCTACATCAGCGCTTATGGTTGTAAAACCAAAGAAGAGGCCATTATCTACCGCGATAATTTCAGCCAGCGAGAGGCCATGGTGATTTGGCCGGATTTTCTCAGTTGGGATACGGTCACTAATGCTGAGGCTACCGCCTTTGCGACTGCACGCGCCCTCGGATTGCGTGCCAAGATTGATAATGATGTTGGTTGGCATAAAACACTGTCTAACGTTGGGGTGAATGGCGTCACCGGTATTAGCGCAGATGTGTTTTGGGATCTGCAAAACAGCGCCACCGATGCCAATTTACTTAACAGTAAAGACGTCACCACGCTGATCCGCAAAGACGGCTATCGCTTCTGGGGTTCCCGCTCCTGCTCTGATGATCCGCTATTTGCCTTTGAAAATTACACCCGCACCGCACAGGTATTGGCTGACACCATGGCCGAGGCGCATATGTGGGCTAACGATAAGCCGCTTACGCCGTCACTGGCAAAAGACATCATTGAGGGCATTCGCGCCAAAATGCGCGAATTGAAATCATTGGGCTATTTGATCGATGGCGATTGCTGGTATGACGACAGCGTGAACGATAAAGACACCCTGAAAGCGGGCCGCCTGTTTATCGATTACGACTATACGCCAGTGCCACCACTGGAAGATTTAACCCTGCGCCAGCGCATTACTGATCGCTATCTGGCTAATTTCGCCGCCGCCGTTAACAGCTAAGGAGCTTAATTATGGCCTTACCACGCAAACTTAAGTTCCTGAATGTATTCAATGACGGGAACAGCTATCAAGGGGTGGTTGAATCGATCACCTTGCCAAAACTCAACCGCAAATTTGAAGAGTTTCGCGGTGGCGGCATGAATGGCAGCGCCAAGGTCGATTTGGGGCTGGCTGATGGTGCGTTAGATGTCGACTGGACACTCGGTGGCATTGAGTCCGAGATTTATAAGCAATGGGGTGTAACCAAGGTTGACGGTGTATTGCTGCGTTTTGCAGGCTCCTATCAGCGCGACGATACCGGCGAAACCCACGCGGTAGAGATCGTAATGCGTGGCCGCCATGAGGAAATTGACGGCGGTGACAGCAAGCAAGGTGATAACACCACCACCAAGATTTCCACCAAAAACACCTACTACAAATTGACGTGGGACGGCGAAGTGCTGATCGAGGTCGATATTGTGAATATGGTTGAAATCGTTAATGGCGTAGACATGTTGGAAGCCCACCGCCGCAATATCGGTCTGTAACATGGCGAATATCGTCGCGTGGATTATTTCGCACCTTATTTCATTTCTTATCTTTATTTTTATTTGGAAAGTCATCATGAAAGTAGACAAAGCAGTCACCGAGGCCGCAACAGGGATTGATACCACTGCGCCGGAGCAAGACAAATTTAACGTAATCACTCTGGATGTGCCTATTGTTCGGGGCAATACCACCATCACCGAAGTGACCGTTAACAAGCCCAACGCCGGAGCACTGCGCGGGGCTAAGTTGCAAGCGCTATTAGATACTGATGTTGACGCCTTGATCCGTGTGTTGCCACGCATCACTACCCCGAATCTGACCGTGCCAGAAATTAGCAATCTTGATCCGGCTGATATCTATGCGCTGTCTCAGGCGCTGGCGATTTTTTTCTTGCCGAACTCGGTCAAGTCCGACTACCTGAGTGCTTAACCGTTGATGATTTGGTGGCTGATATTGCGGTCACCTTCCATTGGCCGCCGTCAGCCACCGATCCGATGACGGTCGGCGAACTTTTAGAATGGCGACATAAAGCCATTATCCGCAACGGGGGCAGTGATGAGTGATAAGAACCTCCGCTTACAGGTTTCTTTAAGTGCCATAGATAAAGTCACCAAGCCATTTAAATCTATGTTGGCCAGCAATAAGATGCTGGCCGCATCTATTAAAAACTCCAAAGAAGAACTTAAACAACTCAATAGCCAGGCGGCTAAAATTGAGGGCTTTCGCAAGAATAAAGTGGCGGTCAATGGTGCCGCTCAGGCGCTGGCCGCCGCCCGCGATAAAGCACGCCAGCTTGCCACCGAGTTAAAAAACAGTGCCTCCCCCACAGCTAAACAGGCTAGAGAGTTTAAGCGCGCCAGTGAAGAAGCCGCCAGGCTTAAGCAAAAATACAATGATTTACGTATTGCGTTACATACCCAACGCACCGCATTACAAAGCAGCGGCATTGCCACTAACCGATTAGGTCAGGCTCAACGATCCCTTAAGGCTAATATCACCAGCACCACCGCCGCACTGACCGCACAGCAGCGCAGGTTAGAACAGCAAGCCCAACAGCAACAGCGCCTCAGTGCCGCCCGTAACCGCTTTGATAGCAGCAATCAGCGCAAAGCCATTGCCGCCGGATTGGGTTACACCTCGCTATCCACTGGTCGCGCGATGGGGCGCGGGATTGAGAACGCCTTGCATGTCGGTTATGAATTTGACGCCATGATGAGCGGCACTCAGGCAGTAACCCGCATTCAAGATAAAAACTCGCCTGAAATGCAAGCTATGCGCCATCAGGCGCGCACCTTGCCTCTCTCTTCTAAATTTACCGATCTGCAAGTCGCCGAGGGTCAATATTATCTTGGTCGTACCGGCTACACCCCTAAACAAGTGGTTGGGGCGATGCCGGGTATGCTGAATCTGGCGGCCGCAGGCGATATTGATCTCGGTACTACGGCGGATATTGCTTCCAATATTCAAACCGCGATGGGTATACCGGCGGAGAAAATGGATCGGGTGGCCGACGTGCTCACCGCTCTGTTTACCCGTAATAACGTGGATATCCCGATGCTGGGTGAGTCTATGAAGTATTCCGGCGGTGTTGGCCGGGAATACGGGCAGAGTCTGGAAACGGTCGCCGCTTCCACCGCCATGCTGGGTAGCGCCGGTATTCAGGGGAGCCAGGCTGGTACCACCATGCGCAGCATCTTAAGCCGCATTGGTGGCTCTAGTACCGTTAAAGATTTAGGCGTTAAGACCGCCGATAAAAACGGCAACATGCGCGATCTGGTGGATATTCTCAAAGATATCAATGAGAAAACCGCCAAGATGGGTAACGTTGAGCGCGGGGCTATCTTTAAGGACATAGCCGGGCAATATGCTGTCACCGGCTTTGGTGTGTTGATGCACGCTGCCGGTAATGGCTCGCTCGATAAGATGCGCGGGCAGCCAGGTGAGTATGACGGCGAGGCGGCTCGCGTGGCTGCTACCAAGCTGGACAACCTGAAAGGCGACATGACAATTATTCACGCAGCCTTGGAAAACGTCAGCGTTGAATTATTTGAAAAAAATGACGCATGGCTCAGGTCTACAGCCAAAAGTATTACTGAATTTATGCATGGTGTGGCTGAGTTCCTCAAGGCTCACCCAAAAATCAGTCTTGGCATTGTGCAAGTGGGTACCGCTATCGCTATTGCGACCGCCGCATTTGGCGCACTGGCGATTGCCGTTGTCGGTATTTTGGGGCCGTTCGCACTACTGCGCTTTACTACCTCAGTATTAGGCATTCGCTTGCTGCCGCGCTTGTCGTTTGGTATGTCCAGACTGGCAAGCACTACCCCGATAACCACCACACAGATCGGCAACTTTAGTCGCTCACTGCTCACCCTGTCTAAAAATGGCGGTCAGTCGGCAATTGCCACCCTTAAAGGGCTGGGTAATGGTCTGGTTAATGTGGTGCGTTCACCGGTTAAATCCGGTATCAGCGGTTTTAAAATATTGGGCAATGCCGTTAGCTGGCTGGCTAAATCCCCGCTTAAATTCCTGCGCTTTGCCCTCGGTGGCTTGTTCGGGATATTAATCAGCCCGATTGGCCTCATTGGTGCGGCCATCGTTGGCGCTGGCTTGCTGATTTACAAGTATTGGCAGCCAATTAAGGCATTTCTCGGTGGTGTGGTGGATGGTTTTATGCAAGCTGCCGCGCCAATCAAAGAGGCACTTAAACCGCTGGGGCCGGTATTTGACTGGATTGGTGATGCGGTTAAAAGCGTCTGGAACTGGTTTAAAAAGTTATTAGAGCCGGTGCAATCGACCACTGCCGACCTGAACAGCGCCGCCGATGCCGGTAAAGCCTTTGGTAAGTTCCTGGCTGATGGCATTGATTTAGCAATGACACCGCTTAAGTTATTAATTTCATCCATTAAGTGGGTATTGGAAAAGCTGGATGAAGTGAAACAGCGCTCCGAGAAAACCCGCGAACTGGCACAAGCAAATCCGGCGGTAGCTGCCGCCGCAGGTAATTACGGCATCACATGGAAGCCAGCCCCCAAGGGCAATAGCGCCGCTGATATCGCCGCGAAATATACCGGCGAATATGATAACGGCGGTTACATCCCATTAGGTAAATTTGGCGTGGTGGGTGAGCATGGCCCGGAAATCATTAACGGCCCGGCGCAGGTCACCGGCCGCCGGAATACTGCCGCTATGGCAGTTGCCGCCTCCATGCTATTTAGCGGCTATCAGGCCGCCGCCGCACCGCTGCATCCCTATAGTTTACCGGCTGCGCAGTACCGCAATCACCACACCGGGCCAACTAACAATGGTCAGCAAAAACAAACTGGCGGCCATCCCGCGCCAATCATCAATATCTACCCGCTACCACAGCATGATGCACAGGATATTGCCCGCGAGGTGGCGCGACAACTTGCGGCCTATAACCGCCAGGTACAAAACAAATCAAACCGCAGCTATCAAGACCATGACGACTAAGGAGCTATAACATGATGATGGCATTAGGGATGTTTGTCTTTATGTTGCAAACCGTCCCCTATCAAGATTTTCAGCATCAAATGGCATGGCGTCACCCGTCCAATGCCCGCTTTGGCTTGCGGCCTGTCAGTCAGTTTTTAGGGCCAGACGAGGAATCAATTACCTTATCCGGTGTGTTATACCCTGAATTGACTGGCGGTAAAGTCTCACTGATGGCGTTACAACTGATGGCAGAAACCGGCAAAGCCTGGTCACTGATTGAGGGGAACGGCGCGATCCACGGCATGTTTGTGATTGAGAATCTTAGCCGTACTAAAAGTATTTTTTTTAGTGACGGGTCGGCGCGGAAAATTGAATTTACCCTCACGCTGAAACGTACCGATGAATCATTAAAAGAAATGTTTGGTGATTTATCTCAGCAATTTGATGATATTGCCTCTCAAATATCTGACACTGCCAGCGGATTATTATCATGAACATGATGGATAGCCTGCTAAATAGCGGCCATAACGCGCCGGATTATTCTATTACCGTGGATGGCATCGATAAAAGCAGCGGCATTAAAAAGCGCCTAATGTCATTAACCCTAACCGATAATCGTGGCTTTGAAGCGGATCAGCTTGATATTGAGTTAGATGATTCAGACGGTCAATTAGTGCTACCACGCCGAGGGGCAAAAATAGCCGTAGCGTTAGGCTGGCAAGGGGCAGCGCTGATTGATAAAGGTACTTTCACCGTGGATGAAATAGAGCACAGTGGCGCACCGGATAAGCTGACTATTCGCGCCCGCAGTGCGGATTTTCGTGAAACGCTGAATGTTCGCCGTGATCAGTCTTACCATAAAACCACCATTGGTGGGATCATTAAAATAATTGCCGAGCGCAATAAACTCACGCCAACTTTAAATAAAGCCATGTCTGATTTAACGGTTGACCATATAGACCAAACCAACGAATCAGACGGTAATTTAATTACCCGCTTGGCGAAACAATATGGCGCTATTGCCGCCGTGAAGAATGGCAATTTGTTATTTATTAAACAAGGCCAATCGAAAACTGCCAGCGGTAAACCGATACCAGTCATGACCGTTATCCGCAGTTTGGGTGACGGCCATCAATTTAGTATGGCTGACCGAGGCGCATATACCGGCGTAGTGGCGAACTGGCTTAATACCCGCACCACGGAAAAACCGGTGGTTAAGGTAAAGCGCAAACGAAAAAGAAAAACAACCGCCGCCACGAAGCCCAAAGAGCCAGAAGAGAAACAAGGTGAATATCTGATTGGCACGGATGAAAACGTGCTGACCTTGCGCACCACTTACGCCAGTAAAAACAACGCACAACGGGCGGCTAAATCGAATTGGGAACGGCTGCAACGTGGCGCGGCGAAATTCTCCATCCAACTTGCCAAGGGTCGCGCCGATCTTTATCCAGAAGTGCCGGTTAAAGTGACCGGATTCAAAAAGCAGATTGACGAGGCCGATTGGACGCTAGTCACTGTTACCCATTCAGTGAGTGACACCGGCTTTACTACCGCGCTGGAATTAGAGGTGAAAATAGATGATTTGGATATGGAATGATGATTTTTAATCAATAATCACGCATAATTATCATTAACACCGACCATAGTCGGGATGATGCCGGAGTCCGGATCATGTTCAATTGCCCTTTATGCCACAGTGCAGCCCATACCCGCAGTAGTAGCCAAATCACCACCGAAACCAAAGAACGCTATCACCAGTGCATCAATGTGAATTGCGGCCATACCTTTGTGACGATGGAAAGTTTTATGCGTTCAATATCAAAACCAGGTGAAATTAACCCAGTTCAACCCCACCCACAAAACGGTGGTCAGGTGGTTATGTTCTGACTACCGAAAATATATTTATCTGCCCTACCTTAATCCTGCTTTCGGCGGGATTTTTCATGGCATCAAAAAACTGGTGCTGCCACCCTGCTGCCATTTTGCTGCCACTTGCCAAATTTCAGGCACAAAAAAACCGCCTCACGGCGGTTAACGACATACTCATACTACTTTGTTTTACTTAGATTTGTTTCCATGGTGCCCGGGGCGGGACTTGAACCCGCACAGCCATAAGCCGAGGGATTTTAAATTGCCATTGGTTTTAAGTTAAAACAATGAGTTAGATATGATATTCATAATATATTAACTTTTTTATGATCTTTATAATCAGCGGGTTATGTCAGACGGTAGCCCGCTATTATGAATCCCTATTGATAATCACCACCACTTTACTGTATAAAAACACAGTTACTTAATGAGGTGTGAAATCATGAAAGTTGAACTGGTTTACGATAAGCGAAACGTGAAAGAGATTCCGGGTGCCAACGAGCTGATCCTGGCTGAACTAACCAAGCGTGTGCGCCGTGTCTTCCCTAAAGCTGAGGTCAAGGTTAAGCCCATGCAAGCGAATGGCATCAATACCGACGCCAGCAAAGGTGATAAGGCCATCCTCAGCCGACTGGTTGAGGAAATGTTTGATGAAGCAGATCAGTGGCTAGTTATCGATATTTAATTGAGGGGGATTTATGCTGCGTGTCGAAGTGACGATAGATAAGCTGAATGCGAAGAGCTTTCCGGTTGGCTACACTAATGCTCTGACAGAAGAGTTAACAAATCGCCTCAGTCGGAAATTTAGCGATTTTGACGTGAAAGTAAGATTTGCGGGCGCGGATGGATTAACCGTTCTAGGTGGGATGCCTGATGACAAAGAAGTGATTCAGGAGATTTTGAAGGAGACGTGGGAAAGTGCAGATGATTGGTTTCAGGCGTGAACTGTCAGTTAATAAAGTAGATGAATAGACCGGGCCATTAAGCCCGGTATTGTATTTATTATACTGGCATCCCTGCCATATCAGTTATGGATAGATAGGCGTAGGTAAACTCACTTGAACATAGTCCGGCATCTTTTCATAAAACACTATGTAGCGGGGGTCATCCACCTCAACTTCTCCCAAGAACGAATAATAAATTGGATCTTGCTGGCAGCAGAAATAACTAATAATGACTGCCTCAGTAGCGTCTGCAAATTGAACATACATAGCATTTCCTCTCTTAGAACGTGTACCCGTTTATATCAATAACGAATAGAGACACCGTACCGTTTGAGGCCGCCTTATAATAAACCGCCTGCGGGGTAATGATGGGGATTTCAGGTAGAGATGCGTTTAATGTTGTTATCTGGGCCGACTGAATCAAATGCTCATAAATCCCTGACGCTGATGACGCGACAAAAATCTGATTATTTGCCGGGCCCGTTGTCGTTATCCCTACCCAACCATTAACCGATTTAGCATTAATAGGAACAGTAGCAGCAAGACC